CACAATGATATTTTAATTGGATTAGAATTTAAGAAGTGGAATAAAGTAAATAAAAAAGTAGTTGCAGGTTTAACAAGAAGAAGAAATTATGAAGCAGATATTTATTTTAGTTAGTTTAATTTTATTTAGTTGTGGTTCACGCAAAGTAGCAATACAAGAAATTAAAAAAGATTCTTTGAAACAAATAGAAACTAAAATTGTTACAAAAGAAGAAACAAATATATCTATTAAAAATGATATTTATACTGATGAATTTACTATTACGCCTTTAGATACTTTAAAAGATATTGTAGTAAATGGTATAACGTACAAAAACGTTGTTTTAAGATACAAAAAAGTAAAAGATAATAGTTTACATATAGAAAAGAAAACAATCGTTAAGAATGAACTTAAAAAGGAATTAACTAAAACTTCAGTTAAAGAATTTAAAAAGGATATAGATAGAAAAGCTAATTATTGGAATTATTTGTGGTTGTTATTAATTCCATTAATCATCTATTTATATAAAAAATTAAAATCAAGTTTCTTTTTTTAAGTTTTTTGTAGCCAAGCCCTCCACTTACTTTGTTTTTATAAACTTTTTTTTGCTTTTTTTTTGTCTATTTATTTTGTTCTTTTTTTTTAAATGTTTATTTTGTTTTTTGCAACACGGCAAAGTTATAAGATAAAAATTAAAAAGGTTCTGTTTTTTAAATAAAGTTTTTAACACGATTGTTAATAAAGTATAATTACATTTGTATATGAAAAAACCAACAAGGAAAAGTTTAGTAATAAAATTAGACACAATCTTTAGTCAATATATAAGACGCAAAGATGCTATATCTGATATTTCGATATGCGTTACTTGTGGTAAAAAAGACCATTATAAAAAGCTACAATGCGGTCATTTTCAATCACGTTCACATTATTCAACAAGATGGGATATTAATAATGTAGGAGTTCAATGTTATGGTTGCAATATATCACGTTCTGGCGAACAATATAAATTTAGTCAATATCTTGGTGATAAGTTATCTGAAGAAATGCATATTAAATCAAAACAAATAGTTAAATTTGCAGATGTAGATTTGATTGAAATGATAGAATACTATACTAATAAGGTTAATAATTTAGGTTAAAAATTTGTTTTTGTTTTTCTTTGTTTTAAGAAGCTACTGTAAAAGGTAGCTTTTTTTATTTGTTAAAGTTTTGTTAATGTAGTTTTATATTCAAAAAACAGTTATATATTTGCAGAAGAAATAACAACTTAAAAAAAACAAAATGAAACAATTATTAAAAGACTTTGCATTATCATTATTATTTATGATTACACTAACAACAATTTATTTAACTTTAACAACAATTTTATAATGAAAGATTTAATAGACTACCAAAGATTTCAAATCGAAAGTTTACAAGCAAGAGTTTGCGAACTTGAAAATGTTAACAACGTACTATCAGGATATTGCTTTGAAGCATTAGACAAAGATTGTCCGAAAGAATATAAAACAATAATTAAAAAAGAAATTTATAACTTAACCTTAAAATAAAATGGAACTAACATTAAATCAAAAACTTTCTTTAATTCAAAAAGAATTTAAAGCAAACAAATCAAAATTTAATAGTTTTGGTAAATACAATTTTAGAAGTGCTGAAGATATATTAGAAGCATTAAAACCTTACAATGAAAAATATAAAGTCAATTTTACAATTACAGAATCAATGGTTGAATCACAATTTTTACAATTTCCTATGTTACGTTCTGTAGCTTCAATTAACGATGATTTGGACACAATAACTGCTTCTGCAATAGTTGGTGTAGACTTAGAACAAAAAGGAATGCAAATGCCACAAAAGTTTGGTTCTGCTTCAAGTTACGCAAAGAAATACGCTTTAGGTAATTTATTACTAATTGACGATTCACAAGATGCTGATGCAACAAATAAGCACGAAAAAGAAATAAAGATTAAAGAAGTAAAAGTTGAAGAAGTAAAAGAATTAAAATGGTTAAATAAAAATACACCAGAATTTAATTCAGCAGTTAAATATATCAAAGAGGGTGGTTCTGTTTCTGCAATAGAAGCGAAATATAAAATGACTAAAGAAGTTAAAGACGAATTAAGTAAATAATAAAACTGAATAGCTGACAACAGTAAAAAAAGGTAAGCAATAAAAAACAAATAATATGAGTGCATTAATTAATTTAAGTTTAAGAGTTGACAAATTACCAAAAGAAAAATTTGTTCAAGGTAAAGATGGAGCAGTTTATTACAATTTTACAATTGGAGTAAATGATGATTCTAACCAATACGGACAAAATGTTTCTGCTACAGATTCACAAACTAAAGAAGAAAGAGAAGCTAAAAAGCCAAAGTCTTATTTAGGAAATGGAACAGTTGTATGGACGGATGGAGTTATAAAAGCTGTTAAAAAAGATAGTTTAGCAGAAAAAGAATTGGTAGAAGATAGTTTACCATTTTAGTACTATTAAAAATTTGGCAGGTGTGTTATAATATCACCTGCCTTTTATTATTTATCTTATGAAAAATTGTTCTATTTGTAAAAAAGAAAAAGATTATTCTGAATTTTATAAAAATAAAAGTAAAAAAGATGGGTATACATTTGATTGTAAATCCTGCAGAAAAGAATACTTTTGTAAAAGTAAAAACATAAGAGTAGAATATTTAGAAAAAAATAAATTAAGAATTAAGGAATGGAGAAAAAATAATACTAAAATAAATAAAGAAAAAAATCCATTATATAAACTACAATGTAATTTAAGAAGTTTAATATCAAAATCTATATCAAGGCAAGGTTATAAAAAAACATCAAAATCACAAAAAATTATAGGATGTACTTTTATTGAATTAAAAAGTTATATTGAAATTAAATTTACTAAAGGAATGAATTGGGAAAATTATGGTAAATGGCATATTGACCATATAATACCTTTAGCATCTGCTAAAAATAAAGAAGAAATGGAAAATCTTTTTCATTATAGTAATTTACAACCATTATGGGCTTCAGATAATTTTAAAAAATCAGATAAAATATTATGAAAAATTTAGATAATGATGCTATTGATTTATTAATGGAATCATATGAAACAGAATTAAAAGTTGACGCAACTGAAAAAATACCACATCCAGAACCTATTTTATCTTTAGGCACAAAAACATATGAAACAAAAGATGGCACTATTGAATATCCATTAGCTTTAGGCACAAAAGGAAATTTTACATTTGTACAAGCACCACCAAAAAGTAAAAAAACATTTTTTATATCATTACTTTCTGCAGTTTATATGAAAGGAAATTTAGATTCATTTGCTGGTAATTTAAAAGGATATAGAGGAAACGATAACCTTATACATTTTGACACAGAACAATCGTTATTTCATTGTCAAATGGTGTTTAAAAGACCATTAGATATGACTGATATAGATATTTCTAAATATCACACATACGCATTAAGACAATTAGATTTCAAAGAAAGAATACAATTTATAGAACACGTTTTATATAAAAAATTAGAAGGTAAAAATATAGGATTGGTAATTATTGATGGAATAGCAGATTTATGTTCAGACGTAAACAATATAGAAGAATCTAATAATGTAGTTCAAAAGTTAATGAAATGGACAAAGGAATTAAATTGCCATATAATAACTGTAATACACAGTAACTTTGGTTCAGATAAGCCTACAGGTCATTTAGGTTCGTTTTTAGAAAAGAAAACAGAAACACAAATACAATTAGAATTAAATACAGTAAACAAACAATTAGTAACAGTAAGTTGTAAACGTTCCAGAAACGCACCATTTGAAAACTTTAGTTTTAAAGTAAATAGTTTTGGATTGCCACAAGTTGAAGGAGCATTTTACGACCCATTAAAAGATATATTTTAATTATGAAACTAAAAGAACAATTTAGAAAAACAAATTTATCAACTTGGATAAATGAAGTTGATACAGAAAAATTAGAAAACATAGCAGATGAATTTGCTATTGGGTTTGCAGAGTGGATGTTTAACTTAACTATTCGTGAATGGGAAAATGAATCGACAGATGATTTATTAAGATATTACAAAAAAGAAAAAGGATTATGAAAACAACTATTAGAACACATTTAGAAGAATTAGAATTATCTGCAGCAAGAATGTTATTATATCATTCAGATAATAAAATGTTAATAAGTTATTTTAAAGATTTAACAGAAAAGTTGTTATATTTGAAACAGTTAGTTGATATGGATTCAAAATACAACTGGATTGAAATTGAAAATTTAATGTTAAAGTTAAAAGAAATAGATACAGAATTAACACATATTAATATTGAAGTACAAATAGCAGAAGTAACAACAGAAAAGAAATCAGCATATATAAAAAAATAACATTATGATAGTATTATTAGTATTAGTTTTAGCAGTAGTTTTTATAGTAATGAATTTTGTTGATTGTGATATATTAATTACACCAATTAAAGGTATTATGTTCGGTGCTTTATACAATGATGATGTTTATGATACAGAAACAGACCATACAATTCAAATACTAATTTTATTTATATCTTTTAATTTCCTATGGACGACTACAAATGGTTAGAACAGGTTGCAAAGCATCACAAAGAATGGGTAGAAGTTATTCATAAACTTGGTGAGTACGATTATGCAGAAGATATTGTCCAAGAAAGCTACATTGCTTTAATGAAATACGCTGATGCTACAAAGCTAATTGATGTAAATGGTAATGTACGTAAAGGATATGTATTTTTTACGCTTAGAAGCCTTTATTATCAGTTTTACAATAAAAAGAAAAAGATTAATAAAGTATCTTTTGATGGTTGTTGGGAATTATTTGATGATTCAAACGTAGAAGAACACAAAGCATACAATGATATATGTTTAATGATTGATGAAGAAATAGATAACTGGCACTGGTATGACCGCAAACTGTTTAAATTATATCGCGATACAGATATGAGTATGCGTGATATTGCAAAAGAAACAAATATCAGTTTAATATCAATATTTCATAGCATTAAGAATTACAAAGAAATATTAAATACAAAATTTAACAAGGATTATCAGGATTATATTACTAACGATTATAACACATTATATTAAAATGGCTAAAAGAAAAGCAAAAGGATTCGGTGATACAATAGAAGCTATCACAACCGCAACAGGAATTAAAGCAGTTGTAGAAATGTTTACAAAAGCAACTGGAGTAGATTGCAATTGCGACAAACGAAAAGAAACATTAAACAAATTATTTCCATATAATAGAAATATCAATTGTTTAACTGAATCAGATTATAATTTATTAACGGGATTTTTAGACCCTTTAAAAAACACATTAACACCAACAGAACAATTAGCAGTTTCAGATATTTATTTCAATGTATTTAATTATCGTTTACAGTTAAGTTCTTGCGGTTCTTGTTGGAAAGGTAAAATAGAAGAACTAAGAAAAGTGTACAACGAATATAAAATTAATGAATAACTGGAAAGAATCAGATTTATTTAATTGGTTAAAAGAAAATGTATATCCTGATTTAGTTAAAGCTAAGAATCAAATGTCAAGGTGGGATTGTTACAGTCCTACCACAGGTCATAGGCTTGAATTAAAATGCAGAAAAGCACATTATAGTACTTTATTACTTGAAAAAAAGAAGTACGATGCAATGAAGCAAGAATGTGAAAAGCATTTAGATACGCCAATGTATTTTAATTCAACTCCAAAAGGAATTTATAGTTTTAATCTAAATATTATTATACCTGAATGGGAAATTAATTTTAAGAATCCAGCAACAACACATTTTTATAATACCAATAAAGTAGAAAAAGAAGTAGCATATTTAGAAATAACAAAAGCAAAACAATGGAAACAAACATAATACAACAAGAATATCTTAAATCAGTTTTATTAAGTCAATTATTACTTGAATCAAATGAAGCATTATTTTTTACAACACAATATAAGCAACAAATTAAACACAAAATAAATAGTTTAAATAAAGACTTAGAAGAAGTTGTAAGAAATGAATATAAAATAATCTATAATACAGATGCAGAAACAACAACAAACATTTTAAGAAGCATTGAAGATATAATAACAAAGCTACAGACTTCTACAATTGATGAATTAGTAATGATAAATGCAGTTATAGACAAATACAAAGAAAATAAAGAATGGTTCATTAAACACGCTGAAACTGAGTTCTTAAAATTAGACTAATGGCGAAGAAACAATTAGAAAAATATATTCCAACAGATGAAGAATTACAATGTAGTTATATTTGTCACAAGAATGATTTAGCTTATGTTATACAGCCAATACAAAACTCAAAGAAATACAAAGTAGTTAAATTTCAAATATCAAATAGATTAGAAGTACATACTTTAAAAGATAATGTACAAGATTTACAATTAACAGAATACGAAGCATTAAAGAAAACAATGGAATTATATAAACAACACTCAAAAAGATTTAACAAATGAAAGATACAATAGTAGAATTAGTAATAGAGCAATTTAAACAACGTTCTGAAGTAGGAATAAATAAATATGGTGTAACATTAGATAGAACAGATTTAACTCCTTTAGATTGGATGAATCATCTTCAGCAAGAATTAATGGATGCTACTTTATATATTGAAAAATTAAAAACATTTGTAGTATGAAAATAAGTAAAAAAGAAATTATAGTAAGATTGTTAAATCAACTTTACGATGTAATAGATTATAATTTAGAATTACAAAATACAATAGAAGAACTTGAAAAGAAAATTGAACAGTTAAGAAAAACATATTATGAAAAGTAAACAATCAGCACTGCAAAGAATAAATAGAATAATAGACTTTAACTGGAAACGTGGAAACAATAAAGAATCAGTTAATGAAGTATACAGAAAAATAATTAATCAAAAGTTATCAAAAAAGGTTTAGCGGTAGGTCTTACATTTACGATTAATTTAATAACGGGGGATTAAGCAATCAGAAATGGTTGCTTTTTTTTATGTTAAATTTTTGTTAAAATGTATTTTATGTTAAAAACTTGTTTATATTTGTATAACAATTTAAAACAAACATTATGACAAAGCAAGAAATTATTGAAACATTAAGTAACTGTATTGAGTTATCAAATTTATCAGAAAATGTTTATGTAAGAAATAAACTTACAATGGTAGCAGAAGCATTAATAGAAGAATGGCAAGAATCATATAGTTATGAAGAACAAGTTAAAGCAGTTCTTAATTACGATGAAACAATGTCAAATTTAGATAAAATAAGAATAAGATAATGAATGAATTAGCATTAATAAAAATACAAAGCAAAGTAATAGGATTGGATAGAGAATTACATCAAGCAGTTAATGATTTAATAAGTGGTAAAAGTTTAATTAGTGACGAACATTTAACTGTAATAATTAACAGTACAGAACGTGAATTAAGAGTTTACAATCATATTTTAAAGTTAATAATTAATAATCAAAACGTAAATTAAAATGGATGAAGTAAAAGCATTAGAATTAGTAAATAAATATTATACGTTATTAAATCCTAATTTTCCAAATATAAATGTATTATTTGAAGATTGTAAAAAATGTGCATTAATAACAGTTGAGGAAATGATAAATGAATTTGAATTTGAAGAAGATATTTTAATATTTTGGCAAATGGTTAAACAAAAAATAAATAGATTATGATAGTATTATTTGACGCAGATAGTTTGATATTTTCAAGCTGCTACAAGAAACGTGAAACAATAGAAGATGATGGATTCCACCATAACATAGAAGATTCAATTGCTAAATTTGATGAAGTGTTTATGAGTATAATAAATCACTTGGAAGATTTCTACGAAATAAATGAAGTCAAAACATTTTCAGGTTCAAAAGGAAACTTTAGAAAATACATATCACCAAAGTATAAAGCAAATAGAAACTATAATAATTTGCCACCATTACTAAATGAAATGCACGAATTTGTAAAAGAACAATATAATTCTATTTGGGGTTATGGATGTGAAACAGATGACGTTGTAGCTAAATACTGGTATGAGTTATCAAATGAAATAGGCAGAGATAATGTAATAATAGTTTCAATAGATAAAGATTACAAACAATTTCCTTGTTTAATGTATAATTATCACGCAAAGCATAAAGTAATTTATGATATATCTGAAGAAGAAGCATTGTATAATTTCTATGAGCAAATGATAATAGGTGATACTGCTGATAATGTAAACTACTGCAAAGGATATGGTAAAAAGTATGCAGAAAAGTATTTAGCAGAATGTAAAACTAAATATGAATATACTAAAAAGATATACCAACTCTTTAAAACAATACATAAAGGAAAAGCAAAGCAAAGATATATTGAATGTTGGAACTTATTAAAACTAAAAACAGAATAGATGGAATACTGCAATGACTTTAAATATGATTTAAAAGTAGGACAAATAGGTGAACAACTATTAAACGAAATACTTACTTTAAAAACAATAGAAGTTAAAAGAGATAGCTGGATATACAAAAGCGGTAACATAGCAATAGAATATGAAAGCAGAAATAAACCATCAGGAATAGCAAAATCACAAGCAGACTATTGGGCTATAATATTTTCAGGTGATTACAAAGATGAAATAATTCTAATAATAAAAGAAAACAGATTAAAAGAAATCTGCAGGGAATACTACAAGAAAGGAAACATTAAAACAATGGGTGATAATAACACCTCAAAAGCAATATTAATACCAATAACAGAAATACTAAAATGGAAATAACAGACAGATTAAAAGAAATAATACTCCAAGAAACAGGCGAAGATATAAACATAAAAACAAGAAAGAAAAATACAGTTGAAATAAGAAGTTTATATTGCACAATACTAAAACAATTAAAGCCACATAAAACATTACAATCAATAGGAGAAACGATAGATTTAAACCACGCTACAATCATACACGCATTAAGAATGTATGAAGTATATTCTAAAGATAATTCAGACTTAAAAAAGATTAAAGATACTATTTTAAGTCACTTTATAAAAGTAGACAAACAAATAGAAGAACTAACAGAAACAGAAGCATTACAGCAACAAATAAACACATTAAGATTTAACAACAACGAATTAAAAAACGAACTAAAGAAACAACAACAAACAAAAAAATATAACTATGAAATAATAGAAAACTTAAATAACCTTTTAGAAGAAACAAACGGAACAATGCAATATGAAATAATAAACGATAGACTAAAAGCATTTTATATAATGAATAAAAACATAAGACTATGAGAAAAGAAACAGAAACATTTATAACTGCAGTAATAGTAGCATTTATAATTATAGTAACAATAATGAGTTTAATAACATCAATAATAATATTATGACACCAAAAGAAAGAGCAGAAAACTATATGAAACTTAAAGATGGTTATATATCTGCAAAAGAAAGAGCAAAGATACTATTTGATAAATACCCAATAGAATATAATAGAGCATTAGTATCAGGAACAATGCAACAAACAGAACACTGGAAGGAAGTATCAAAAGAATTAAGTAAACTTTATAAAAACACATAAGATGAGAAATAAAGAAGAAAAAAGATTATACGATATTGAATATAGAAAAGCAAATAAAGATAAAAGAAGTATGCAAAATAAAGTAAATTATGAATCAGTAAGAAAGAAAAAATTTATTGAAAATCCACAACATTATTTGTGGTATGTTGCAAGAACAAGAGCAAGAAAATATAATACTGAATTTAATATAGAAGAATCAGATATTATTATTCCAATTAATTGTCCGATATTAAATTGTAAACTTGAAAAAGGTGATGGATATTTATTTAATGCTATGTCTTTAGATAGAGTAGATAACAATAAAGGATATGTAAAAGGAAATATTAGGGTAATTTCAAGAAAAGCAAATTTATTAAAATCATCTTTAACATTAGATATATTAGAAAACATAATTAAATATATAAAAAACGAAATATAATGGATATAACAATGTGTAGTGGTAACAACTGCGAATTAAGTTCAACCTGTTACAGATATAAAGCAGAACCAAGTCAATATAGACAATCGTATTTTTGTAAACCACCTAACAATGGATTAGAATGTGATTACTATTGGGAAATAAAAACTAAATGTTATTGCGGTCATACAAATTATTGTGATTGTATTCCTAAAACAGATGAAGAATGAAACCAATTCATAAATTTAATAATGGCAGAGGTGCTATGCTTTGCAATATATGTAGAACTATTATATCTACAGGTCCTGCGACTGAAGAATTATTATGTAAACAATGTAAAATAAAACAAAATGAAAGCAATATTAGAATTTAATCTACCTGAAGATAATACAGAATACCTTGCTACAGTTAAAGCAATGGATATGGCGAACTTTATATTTGAATTGGTATATAATACCAAAAAAGGTTTAATAAATACAATTGAAATAAGTAGCACAATGGATGGTGAATCTGATGGAATACAAAGAGTATTTGAAAAGATATATGAACTATTAGAATATCATAATATAGCTATTGATGAACTGATATAAACAATAAACAAAAATGTTTATTTTTAATTTAATAATAATAACTTTTTTAAATGGAAGATAATAGAAAGAATAACGGAGGTCATAAAACTGCAGGTAGAAAAACTAAAGTAGAAGAAGCTAAAGTAAATAATATATTCATACAAGCATTAAAAGAATTGTATAGCAAAGAAACAGAAGAAGATACTAAGATAGCTTTTGTTAAAGATACATTAATGCAATCACAAAGAGGTCAATTATTTATTGCTGAACATATATTTGGTAAGCCAAAAGAAATTATTGAAACAACACATAATTTAAATGACTTTAATATAAAAGATATATTTAAAATTGATAAATCTAAATAATAAATATAATCTATTAGGCTCTGATAGTAGATACTTTGTAATAACAGGTGGAAGGGGTTCAGGGAAGTCATATTCTTTGAACTCATTTCTATTGATGCTTACTTATGAAGTAGGACACGTTATATTATTCACACGTTATACATTAACATCCGCAAACGTTTCTATTATACCTGAATTTATAGGCAAGATTGAAACAGCTAATTTAACGAATGATTTTTATATTACTAAAGATGAAATAGTAAATAGAAAAACAGGTTCTAAGATACTATTTAAAGGTATCAAAACAAGTAGCGGAACACAAACTGCAAACTTAAAATCATTAGCTGGAGTTACAACTTGGGTATTAGATGAAGCAGAAGAATTAACAGATGAAGAAACATTTGAAAAGATAGACTTTAGTATAAGAACTATTGGAATTCAGAATAGAGTTTTATTAGTATTGAATCCTGCAACAAAAGAACATTTTATTTATAAGAAATTCTTTGAAGATAAAGGAGTGCAATCAGGAGTTAATTTAATTAAAGGTGATACTACATACATACACACTACCTATTTAGATAATATTGATAACTTATCTGAATCATTTATAAATCAAATAGAAAATATAAAGAATCGTAGACCTGAAAAGTATAAGCATCAAATATTAGGTGGATGGTTAGATAAAGCAGAAGGAGTAATATTTACTAACTGGACTATTGGTAAGTATGAACAAGTAGGTGCATCAGTATTCGGACAAGATTTTGGCTTTAGTAATGACCCAACAACACTTGTAGAATGTAATATAGATACAGCTAACAAACGAATTTATATTAATGAACGTTTCTACTTACAAGCATTAACAACGAGTCAAATACATAACTTAAATAAACAACATTGTTTAGATAGTTTAATAGTTGCAGATAGTGCTGAACCAAGACTAATATCTGAATTACAATCGGCAGGATTAAATATAGTTCCTGCAATTAAAGGTCAAGGTTCAGTTACTTATGGAATAGCATTACTACAAGATTATGATTTGATTATAAGTCCTGAATCAATTAATTTAATTAAAGAGTTAAATAATTACAGTTGGTTAGAAAAGAAAAGCAATACGCCTATAGATAATCATAATCATTTAATAGATGCTTTAAGATATGCAGTAGGTTATCAATTAGAGAACCCAAACAAAGGAAACTATTTTATATATTAATTATGAGCTACGGACAAATGATTGCCACGATACAATGCTACTTACACCACGTTAAGAATGTAGAATTAATGATTAACCTACCAAGAAATGTAGGTGAAATTAAAAAGATGCAAGAAATGTATTTAATAGCAAGTGCTTATTTGAATAGTTAAATATGATATTATATAAAGGAACTACAATAGAAGATTATATTGATTTTAATTTAACTAATAGATTAAAAGGAGTATTTGATTTGTATAAGAATAAAGATGGTAAGTTTCATCATAAAAGTAAATTATCTTTAAATGAAATAGATTTAACTTTTTGGACTTACATTAAAACAATAGAAGTGTAAATGTTAAAGTTTTGTTAAAATTTCTAAAAAGTTTTGTATTGTTAATAAGTAGCGTATATTTGTACTCAGATAACAACAACATAAAAATATAAAGCTATGACAACTCAAACATTTTTAAACAATTTAGAATCTACTCAAAACGAATTATTTTCTAACCAACAACAATTATTAAATTCATTCAACAACTTCTTAAATGATAATAAAGAATTCAAATCAGAATTTTTTAAAGCAACAAAAGAAGAACAAGATGATATTTTTAAATATGTAGTTAATGAAGTGATTGGTAAAATAGCAATCGAACAAACATTTAAAAACTAACAATATGGAATATTACGACTATCAAAACGAATATCCTGAAAACGAATGCAGGTATTGCGGTGAAGAATGTGAAAAGACTTATTGTAATAAAGAATGTAAAAAAGCATACGAATCGGAAAATTAATTATTGGTTAATTAAATTGGAAATTAGACTTACAGAAATGTAGGTCTTTTTTTTGTTTAATACAATTACAACTTTATTTTATTATTATCAAAAACAATAATATGAAGTTAGAAATTAGCATACCAACAGAATTAAAAGAAATTAAGTTAGCACAATATCAAGCGTTTTTAAAGATAGCTAAAGACAATGAAGATAGTGAATTCTTACATCAAAAGATGGTGCAAACATTTTGTGGAATAGATTTAAAAGAAGTAGCTGAAATAAGATATAAAGATGTAGTTGAAATTACAAACTCTTTAGGTAAAATGTTTGATGTTAAAAACCATAAGTTTATAAATAAATTTAAACTTGGTGGAGTTGAATTTGGATTCATTCCTAATTTAGATGATATGACCTTTGGGGAATATACAGACTTAGACACGTATATAACTGACTGGGAGCAAATGCATAAAGCAATGGCAGTATTATATAGACCAATTAAAAAGAATGGCTTAAATGGCACGTATGAGATTGAAAAGTATAATGGTTCAATAACATATTCAGATGTAATGAAACACGCACCTTTAGATGTTGTATTTGGTGCTAATGTTTTTTTTTACACTTTAGGCAACGAACTATTGAAAAGTACGATGACTTATTTGGAGAACAACAAGGAGATTCAGACTATTCTGCATCAGCACAATTCGGAAAAAGATGGGGGTGGTATAGTTCAATCTATGCTATTGCTCAAGGAAACCTTATCCAATTTGATAGAGTTACCGAATTACCGATTAACCAATGTTTAACATATCTAACATTTGAGAAACAAAAGAATCAAATAGAATCAGATTTAATAAAAAAAAATAGATGAGTACATTTTACGAAATAACACAAGCAATAAAAAACAAACTACAAGAAGATTTGTTTGTCAATACAGTAACTACTGGCGATATATTTAAAGTTGATTTAAACAAGCAAACTATATTTCCTTTGAGTCATATTATAGTTAATTCAGTTTCATATCAAGGTGCTGTTTTGAATTATAATATATCTATTTTAAGTATGGATATTGTAGATGAGTCTAAAGATTTAACTACAGATATATTTATAGGAAATGACAACGAACAAGATGTTTTAAATACACAATTAGCAGTTGCAAATAGATTTTTAGAAGTATTAAATAGAGGTTCGTTAAGTGATGATTATGAATTAGTAAATGGTTCTGCATCAATAGAATTCTTTACAGAAAGATTTGAAAATAAAATAGCAGGAGTTACATATACATTTGATATTGCAATACAAAATTCAATGACTATATGTTAGAAGTAGAAAAAACTATTAAGCGTTTTAGGGATTATGTTATTCAACAGTCAAGAAGTAATCTATCTAAAAGCAATAAGAATAGTTCTAAAGAATTATATAACAGTTTAAAAGGCGAAGTAGTAACAGAAAACAATTATACTATTGTAGGCTTTCAAATGGCAGATTATGGAACGTTTGTAGATTTAGGTGTTAAAGGTAAAACAAGTTCTAATAAAGCACCTAATAGTCCTTACAAGTTTGGAACAGGTACAGGTAAAAAAGGTGGTTTAACAAAAGGAATTAATCAATGGGTTAAACAAAAAGGATTTCAATTTCGTGATAGAAAATCAGGTAAGTTTTTAAGTTATGATTCAACTGCTTATTTAATTACAAGAAGTATATTTCACAAAGGAATTAAACCAAGTTTGTTTTTTACAAAACCATTTGAAGCAGGTTATAAGAAATACATAGATACAGATTTAATAAAAGCATTTGGTCAAGATATAGAAACAATGGTAGATTATAATTTAAAAGATATAAAATGAACATAGTAAAAATTTATAAAGAAGAAGATACAATTCCAACTATAACTATTAAAAGTGAAACTGCAATAGATTCAAGCAGATGGTTGTTTGATATTTGTAAAGAGGAAATATATTTAGATGAAGAATTGATTGAAACAAAATATCATACAGTATGAAAGTAGTAAAAGTTAGAAGTCCATTTATTGTTGAAGTAAATGAGAGCGGTTCAATAGGAAGTAAGATTGATATATTAATTTGGCAATATGGAGGTAGTTCATCTTCACCATTAAAAACATATACATTATCAAAATCAAATCCAAGTACAACACAATTAAGTACAGTTTACAATGTTTCTAATTACGTTAAAGAATACATAGATAACATAAAAGCTACCTATACAAATTACATAGGTGGAATTGAGCAGAATAACGAATGGGTGTTTTTTCAAGTTAAAAGATATAAATTAGTAGGAACTACATATACACTTTTAAATACTATTGATTATATAGGTGTAAATGGATTTACAGATTATACAAGTGGAAATCAAAATCCAATTGATTCGGTAGTTAATTTATTATTTAACAATAACATCAATAATTATTATTACAAACAAACTACTTATCCAAATGATAAAATTCAATATTTTAATTTATTAGTTGATAAGCCAACAGCTACTACAACAACTGTAAATGTAAAGTATGAGAGAATTGATGGAACTATTAAGGTTTTAGATTTGTCTTTTGCTGTTGGCGATACTGGAATTAGAAATGCGACTGTTCCTATAAGTGTTGTAAAGGTAGACGCTGATTTTATTAATGGATGTAAAGTTACAATTACATATACACCTGCAACAGGAAGTCCTATTGTAAATGTTTTTTATACATATCCAATTGAAGAATGTAAATATACCCCAGTACTTTGTGATTTTATAAATCGTTACGGTGGGTGGCAAACAATTACTTTTTTTAAGGCTCAAACAAATGCTATAAACGTAAAAGGTTCTGAATATAATTTACTACCTGATGCAATTAATTATAATGTAAATAAAGGGCAAAGTAAAGTTTTTAATATAAACGGAACACAAACTGTAAAATTAAATACAGGTTGGGTTGATGAAAATTATAATGAATTAATAACTGATTTGTTATTGAGTGAAACTGTATTATTGGATAATAAACCCGTAAAAGTTAAAACACAATCACATACTTTTAAAACACAATTAAAAGATAAAATGATAAATTTTGAATTAGATTTTGAATATGCTTTTGACTTAATAAATGACGTTGTATGATAACAGTAGGTATATATATTAAAGATGCAACTACATTAAAATACAATAGAGTAGAATTATTTAACGATGAAAAAATATCTGTTACAAGTTCTATTCAGAATATAAATGATATATCTAAAACATATACGGATTTTAGTCAAACATTTACAGTTCCAGCTACTAAAAACAATAATAAGATTTTTAAACATTGGTATGAAAATAGTAATAATAATGCATTTAGCACATTAGTAAAGGCAGATGCATATATTGAATTAGATACAATTCCATTTAGAATTGGTAAGATACAGTTAGAAAGTTGTAATATTAAAGACGGTCAAGCACAAGATTATAGCATTACATTTATAGGTGCATTAGGAAGTTTAAAAGATAGATTTGGTGGTAAAAATTTAAACGCAATAGATTTATCTTCAAGTACAATATCTTACAATGGTACAATAGTTAAAAATAGAGTTCAAAATTCAGGTACTTTTGATGTTAGATTTCCATTAATATCTTCTAATAGATTATGGGCAGAAACAGGAACAACTCAAAATGTAACAACTACTGGTGGTGCTATAAATTATCTTGAGTTATTTCCTGCTATAAAATTAAAGAAAATATTTGATGCTATTGGTACTTATTCTGGAATTACTTTTAATGGTAATTTTTTAACTGATGCAAGATTTACAGATGCTTTTTTATATTTAAAAAACGATAATGAATTTAAATTAAAGACATTGCCTACTGTAATTAATTTTACTACAACATCAGGAGATATAACATTCGCAACATTTAACACTACAACTGACAAAGCAACATTATCTAATTACGATGCACCAGTTGGAAATACTTATGTATCAGCATCAATTGATTTCAATATAAAATTTACTGTTGCAAATCTTGAATTTAATATTTTAGTTTATAAAGATGGAGTTTTACAAAATACATTTACTAAATTAACAAAGACAGCATTAACATCTTATAGAATTTTCAGCACTACTTCACCTATTGGTGATTTTGCAGGAGAATATAACTATGTAATTACAGCTGAAGAACCAGTGTCATTTACTGATGTAAATATAAAATATAATTATACTTATAAAGATGATATTACAAGTGCGCTAACAACAAAAATATTTACGGTTACAAAACCAACAGCACCAACTGTAACTACAACTTCAAATATAGATTTGTCATCTTATATTCCTGATATAAAAATAGAAGATTTCTTTAGTGGTATTTTAAAACAATTTAATTTAACTTGTTATTCAGAAACTGCAAATGTTTATACTATAAATACTATTGAAACTTATTATTCATTAGGAACAATTAAAGACATTACAAAGCATATTAAATCTGACAGCATAAATTTAAATAGGTCAAAAACATATAAGAAAATAAATTTTGATTATGAGAAAAGTAATTGTTTTTTATCACAAAAATATCTTTCAAATAATGGGGTTGAGTATGGAAATTTAAAAGCTGACTTAGGAACTGAGGGCGAAGATTATGTTATAAAATTACCATTTGAAAATTTATTGTTTTCAAAGTTTACGAGTCAAGATTTACAACTTGGATATTGTTTAGATAATAATTATCAACCTTATATTTCTAAGCCAATTATATTATATAATTATGGGCTTGTAAGTTCAAGTTTTTACATAAATGATGGGTCTGCTGATTATCTATTAACTTATTATAATGCATTTGGGCAAGATTTATTAGTCAATGGAATTAATTATTCTTTAAATTTTGGTTCTGATATTAGTAGCTTATTATTATACCCAATAGAAAACAGTTTATACAATCAATACTATCAAGCCTATTTAAAAAATATATTTGATTCTAAAGCACGATTAATTAAAGTTAGTGGTATATTACCAACATCACTATTAACGTCGCTTAAATTAAACGATAGAGTTATAATAAGAGACAAAAGATACATTATAAATTCATTTACAACGGATTTAACAACAGGCGAGGCTTCATTTGAATTACTAACTGATTTAAGAACATTATGATAAAACACATTTTAGAATTATTATCACTACACGAACATTACGGACAAAGTGAAGTAATAGAAATAGCAAAAGGAAAATATCAATTAGTAAAAACTTGGAAGCAAGGATTTGAACAAATAAAAAGACAATGGAAAATAAAATAGTTACGTTAAAAATAGAAAGCAATTTAGATAGCATAACTAAAGATGTTAAAAAATTAGGTAATAGTTTTGAAGATACAGCTGATGAAATAAAAGGCATACAGAAGTCAACTAAAAGTGCTGAAGCAGGAGTTAAATCTTTGGCTGATGGATTTAAAGGAATGGGATTAGCTGTTAAGGCAATTGGCATTGGATTGGTTATGGAAGCGTTTAATATGTTCAAAGAAATATTAGGCAAAAATCAAAAGGTTGTTGATTTATTTAATACTGCTATTGGTGCGTTATCTATGGCATTTAATGATTTGATTGGGCTTGTAATGGACAATTTCCCTGCAGTTGTAAGTTTGTTTAAAGATGTTTTTGAAAATCCAACAAAATATCTAAAGAAGTTCGGTGATTTAATTAAAGAAAATTTAATTGAAAGATTTAATTCTTTTTTAGATACAATTGGATATTTAAGTGAAGCGTTAAAAAATGTTTTTGAAGGAGAATTTGGTGCTGCAATGGAATCCGTTAAAAAAGCTGGAAAAGAATCTATTGATGTTTTTACAGGTGTTAATAATACATTTGATAGAACAGGAAAGGCTATTACAGATGCTGCTGATGCAATTGGTAAATATGCTACTAAAACTTGGAGTGCTTCTGAAGCTAATGTTAAACTTCAAAACTCAGCAATATTGGCAGCTGCTGAACAAGGTAGATTAGTAGAGCAATATGACAGACAAGCTGAAAAATTAAGACAAATTAGGGATAACGATTTATTATCAATTGATGATAGAATAAAAGCTAATAATGAATTAAAAGAAGTATTAGAAAAGCAACAAGCAGCAATGTTAGCACAAGCAAGTTTGCAGGTTGCAGCAGCACAAGCAACACTTTCTATGAATAAAAGCATAGAAAATCAAGCTGCCGTTACAGATGCATTAGCAAATAAAGAAGGAGTCTTAGCACAAATAGAAGGATTGCGAAGTGAAAATATAGCTAATAGTATTTCATTACAAAAAGAAAAAATAGCTTTAGGTCAATCTGAAATTGAAAATTTAAATGCTTTACAAATTGAACAAAAGAAATTTAATGAAAGTTTAGAAACTGATGAATTAAAAAAACTTGAAAATCAAAGGATAAATTTAGAAGCTGAAAAAGTTATTGAACTTGCAAGGTTACAATTAAAAATAGATAGTGCAAATTTAGGAACACAAGCTAAAGTAGACGCTGAAAATGAATATGCTTTAAAAACACAAGAAATTAATAATGCTATAACTACTAATAAAATTGATACTGATAAAGCACAAATTGCTTCAGACCAAGCGGTAGCAGATGCAAAAAAATCTATTCAAGAAAGCACTTTTAATAATATTGCCTCAGGTATTGGATTGTTAAAAGGATTATTTGAAAAAAATAAAGGTTTACAAAAAGCATTATTGATAGCAGAAAGTGCTGCAGGTATTGCAAAAATAGTTATAAATACAAAAGCCGCTAATGCTGCTGCTAAATTAAAATATGCATTAATTCCAGGTGGTGTTGCTTTAGCTGCCGCAGAATCGACAATGAATAATATAGGGGCAGGAATTGGTATTGCTGCAAATATAGCAGCAACTGCAAAAGGTTTAAGTGCATTAGGTGGTGGTGGTTCAAGTGGTGGAGCTAATGTTGGAGGTGATGGAAATGGTGGTGGTGCTGCCCCATCATTTAACGTAGTAGGTGCAAGTTCAACAAATCAATTAGCACAAACAATAGGCAACCAACAACAACAACCTATTAAGGCTTTTGTAGTAGCTAACGATGTTACAACACAACAAAGTTTAGATAGAAATATAGTTTCAAGTGCTTCAATAGGATAAACAAAATAAATATAAATTAATTATAATATAAAAAATACAATGGGTAAAAAATTAGAAACAATAGAATTGTTTATTGACGAAAGTCAAGATAAAGATGGTATAGATGCTTTAAGTTTAGTAAAGTTTCCTGCAATAGAAGAAAACTGGGTTGCTTTAAATAACCATCGAATTGAATTTAAATCAGTTGATGATGAGAAAAGAATTATTATAGGATTAGCTTTAGTTCCAGATAAATTAATTTACAGAAAAAATGGTGATTATGAATATAACATTAAATTTTCAAAAGAAACTGTAAACAAAGCAGCAAGATTATATTTAAAAAAACTAAATAATAACAATGCTACATTAGAACACAAAACAGAAGTTGAAGGTGTTTCAGTTGTAGAATCTTGGACAGTTGATAATCCTAAAATTGATAAAACTGCATTGTATGATTTAAATGCGGTAGAAGGTGCTTGGGCAGTTATTATGAGTATTGACAATGACAAAGTTTGGGAAGAAATTAAAAACGGAACTTATTTAGGAATAAGTGTAGAAGGATATTTTTCTGACAAATTAGAAATGAGTTTACAAATTGCAAAAGAACAAGAATTAATAGATAAAATAAAATCAATAATAACTAATGCTGAAATTAATAAATAAAATTATGGGAAATAAAACAAGTTCACCAAAAGGTGGAAACAGAGGTTGTTTGTGTAAAGATGGTAAATACTCTCAAAAGTGTTGTAATGGAGAATTACAAGAACAAGGAATAGGTTCTACTGTTAATCAACAAACAAGTACAGTTACAAACACAAATACTGCAAGAGTTATAACAAGTGTAAGTTCGTAATTTATAACAAAACTAAATAATAATAATTAATATAAAAAATAATAATATGACAACTGAAAAATTAGTAAACAAAGCATTGTTTGGAAAAACAGAATTAGCAAGTGTAAAAGTTGAATTAGGTTTAATTGATGAAATATCAAAAGAATTAGAAACGGCATTTACTTCACAAGATGTAGAAAGTGAAATAAACAATGCTGTTTTAAAATTACAAAAATCATTGCCTATTTATAAATCAATAGTTACTAAATGTGATGAAGCATTAATTAAAATAAAAGATTTAGGAATTACAGGTGGTGTAGATAAAAAAGTAGCAGACCAAAAATCAGAAGCAATATCAATGAGCAAATCTATTGAAAATAGAATTAGTGGATTATCTAAATTAAGAAAATAATTAAATAAGTAAATATGAATGTAATCAATGAAATTAAAACTCTTTTGGGTATGGAAGTAAAACTTGCTCAAATGAAACTTAAAGACGGAGTTACTGTTATAGAAGCAGATGCTTTTGAAATGGATAACAATGTTTTTATTGTAAACGGTGAGGATAGAATTCCTGTACCTGTTGGAGAATACGAACTTGAAGATGGAATGATTTTAGTTGTAGCAGTTGAAGGTGTTATTGCTGAAATTAAAGAAGTTGAAACTGAAGTAGAAGCTCCTGAAGCTGAAGTAGAAGTTGAGGTTGAAGCACAAGCTGAAACAGTAGCAACTCCTAAAAGAATTGTAGAATCAGTTTCTAAAGAAATGTTCTTTGCAGAAATTGAAAAATTAAGAACTGAAATTGCTGAATTAAAATCAGTAAAAGAAGTTGTTAAAGAAGAATTAAGTTCAGATGTTGTTGAACCATTAACACACTCGCCTGAAGTTAAAAACGAAGTTAAACTAAATAAAATATCAACTAATCGCCAAATGACTACACAAGATATAGTTATGGCAAAACTTTTTAATTAATAAACTATGGCTACTACAACATCAATTACAACTACCTATGCTGGGGAGTTTGCAGGAAAATATATTTCTGCTGCATTATTATCAGGTTCTACAATCGCTAATGGCGGTATTGAAGTAAAACCAAACATTAAATTTAAAGAAGTTATCAAAAGAATTGCTACTGATGCAATCGTTGCTAATGCTACTTGTGATTTTACTTCTACTTCTACAGTTACTTTAACTGAAAGAATTATTACTCCTGAGGAATTCCAAGTAAATCTTGAATTTTGTAAAAAAACGTTTAAATCGGATTGGGAAGCAGTTCAAATGGGATATTCTTCATTTGACAATTTACCACCAGCTTTCGCTGATTTTATTTTAGCACACGTTGTTGCTAAAGTTGCTGAGAAAATGGAAAACAATATCTGGAAAGGTGTTAATGCTACCGCAGGAGAATTTGACGGTCTTGTTACTTTAGCTACTGCTGATGCAGCTGTTATTGATGTAGCTTCTCCTGTATCAGGTGGAATTACTGCTGCTAACGTTATTGCTGAACTTGGGAAACTTGTTGACGCTATTCCTGCTGCATTGTACGGAAAAGAAGATTTGTATCTTTATGTTTCTCAATCTGTTGCTCGTGATTATGTACGTGCTTTAGGAGGATTTGGTGCAAGTGGATTAGGTGCTAACGGTACAAACGCACAAGGGACACAATGGTTCAACAATGGTTCATTATCTTTTGATGGTGTTAAAATCTTTGTTGCAAATGGATTGGCTAACGATTATATGATGGCTGCTCAAAAATCTAACTTATATTTTGGAACAGGTTTATTATCTGACCACAATGAAGTTAAACTAATTGATTTACAAGACATTGACGGTTCTGAAAATGTAAGAGTTGTAATGAGATTCACCGCTGCTGTTCAATACGGAGTTGGTTCTGAAATTGTACTTTACACACCTGCTGCATAATCATTATAAATTGGGGTGTAAAAACCCCTTTTTATTAACTTAAAAAAGTAGATAACTACTTAATTATTAATAACTTATAAAAAATATAGACTATGCCTTGTGATATTTCTTTGGGACGGGCTGAACAATGCAAAAATAGCATTGGCGGACTTCGAGCTGCATACTTCATTAATTGGGGTGATGCAACAACGGTAACTTATTCTGCAACTGCAGGACAAGAAGATGTTATAACTGGATTAGGTGGAACTCCTGTTGGTTATAAATATGAATTAAAAGGAACTTCTACTTTTGAACAAACTGTTACAAGTTCAAGAGAAAATGGAACTACATTTGTAGACCAAAAATTAAGTTTAAGCTTAGCTAAATTAACTATTGCTGACCACAAACAATTGAAATTATTATCTTATGGTAGACCACAAGTTATTATTGAAGATAACAATGGAAACTTCTTTTTAGCTGGTTTAACAAAAGGTATGGACTTAGTAACTGCTACTATTTCAAATGGTGCTGCTATGGCTGATAAAAGTGGATATTCTATGGAATTTCAAGGAATGGAACCTGTTGCTGCAAACTTTGTAACTGGACCATTAACTACTGGTATTTTAGCTTCTATTGTTGAAGGAACTGTAGCATAATATTATTATTTGTTTTTTTAAAAAAGGTGTACTTTAATTAGTATGCCTTTTTTGTTTTAAAACAATTTATATTTTAATTTATTAATATAAAAAATATTATATGATAATTTTAAAAGAAACAATAGATATACAAAGAATAACATTTATTCCAAGAGAATTAAGTGCTACTTCAATTGTTTTAAGAAATGAAACTACAAATATTGAAACTACAATATCAACAAATTTCTATTTAGAAAATTATTATTTAATAGCTGAAACTGTTTTTAATTTAAAAGAAAATACATTCTACAATATTACTATTTATAATAATTCAGATATAGTTTATAAAGATAAAGTATTTTGTACAAATCAAATAATAGAAGATTTTACAGTTAATGAGAATCAATACATAGCGAACGTTACAACAAACGAATTTAAAATATATGAGTAATATATCAATTGTAAATTTAAGTGCTTATACAAGTCCTATAATACAAGAAAACAAGAAGAATAACTATATTGAGTATGGTGCAGATAATAATTACTTTCAATATTTAATTGATAGGTATTTATATAGTGCTACAAATGGTGCTATTATTACAGGGGTTGCAAATATGATTTATGGCAAAGGATTAGATGCTTTAGATTCTAATAAAAAGCCAAATGAATATGCACAAATGAAATCTATTGTAAAAGATTCTGATTTAAAGAAAATAGCTTTAGAAAGAAAACTTTTAGGAATGGCTGCAATGCAAGTTGTAATGGAAAAAAAGAAAGTAAAGCAAATACTTCATTTTCCTATGCACACTTTAAGAGCTGAAAAATGCAATGATAAAGGACAAATAGAAAATTGGTATTATCATCCTGATTGGACAAAAAAGAAACCAAGTGAAGAACCTAAAAAGATTCCTGCTTTTGGATTTGGTAACGGTAATGAAGTTGAACTTTATATTTTACATCCTTATGTAAGTGGATTTGACTATTATAGTCCAATTGATTATAGTGGTTCTTTGCCTTATGCTTTGCTTGAAGAAAACATTGCAGATTATCAAATCAATGATTGTCAAAACGGTTTTAGTGGAACTAAAGTTATCAATTTCAATAACGGTATTCCTACTGAAGAAATGCGTGATAAAATGAAACGTGATGTACTTGGTAAATTAACAGGTGCAAGAGGTGAAAAAGTTATTATTGCTTTTAATGCTAATGCTGAATCAAAAACTACAGTTGATGATTTACCTTTAAATGATGCTCCTGCACATTACGAGTATTTAAGTAAAGAATGTTTTGATAAATTAATAGTAGGTCATAGAGTTACAAGTCCTATGCTTTTAGGAATTAGAACAGGTGATGGTGGATTAGGTAACAATGCAGACGAAATAAAGACTGCTACGCTATTATTTGATAATATAGTTATAAAACCATACCAATTAGAAATAGTTGATGCTTTAGACGAAATTTTAGCTATTAATAGTATATCATTAAAATTATATTTTAAAACAATACAACCTTTAGAATTCGTAGATACTACTGGTATGAATGCAGAAACTAC